AAATAATTTAAATTCATATGAAGGATGTTATTTGGGATTTCCACAATATGGTGTGTGTGCGGATGCTCGAACGGGTGATTTTTTGGCCATGAATGTTCATGAATGGCACTGTAACACAGAATTTCGTAAACCAAAAGGACAAAAAGTGACAAAACATAATTTCAGTGATCGTGATATTATAAATGATTGGCATTACAATCGAATGTCAATGGTTATGTATTTACGAGAAAATATGATTCAATGCGCCTCTAAATCTAAAATTAAAAGCAACAAAAAATTACTTGCTAAAAATAATAACAGGAAAAAGAAATCACCTACAAAACCAAAACGTAAATCACCTACAAAAAATAAAAGAAAAAATAAATCACCTATAAAAAATAAAGGAAAAAAGAAATCACCTACAAAATCAAAACGTAAATCACCTACAAAAAAAAAGAAAACTATCAAAAAGCAATAAATAAAAATATTCAAACGCAAAGTATTATTATTTTAATATTTATGTTTTTCAATTATAAAAAAAATTGATTTTATAATTGAAAAACATAAATATTAAAATAATATTATTAACAAACAAATGTCAACAACACAACCAACATTATCATGTTTAACAAATGTGAAACGAGATCGTTATGCAGAAAAAAAAAGAAAATGTGTTGACCAAATGAAACAATATTTAAATGAATCTGTTTTAAGACATGGGAGAGCAGAAAAAATTATTATCGCACGAAAAATATTTCGTTTTTTATCAACACATAATTGTCGAAATATTTTGATAAAAGATCACCCAAAATTCAAAACAACTGTTCGAAATAAATTAATTGAATTTTATAAAATCGAAAACTGGACTGAAGCAAAATATTGGTATGAAAAAATTTTTAATAAACCTATTCCAGATAAATTTGTTTGAATCAATTAATTTAAATTTCAAAACTAAATAAATTATCATTGTGTTTGTCATGTCGGATTGTAAATAACTGTATTTGTACATTTTTTTTTATAATATCATAAGCATCATCATTCCAATTTAATTTTAAATCATTTACATACAAAATATATGCCAATCCATCACCTTTTTCCATAGATTCTACTTTGCCATATTTTAATTGTAATTTTGTCATTTTTGAACATATTGATTTGATTTTTTTTAATTTTGAGAATATTTTTAATTTAAAATGTGTATTCTTTGAGACATCTCCATCTAGATTAGTATACATATATGTTTTGGTATATATTGTAATCCACATTTTATACTTTTCCTTTAAAAAATAATTGAATTATATCAAATTTTTGTTCAATTGTCAAACAGTTAAATCGTTAAACTTATTTTTTTTGTTATTTTTTTGTTATTTTTTTATAATTTTCGGGATCTGTATCTGATTCTGTATTGACACATAAAATCACACTATTTGGTTTTAAAATTCCTTTTCCTTTTAAAGCCAACATTCCAGCAACTCCCGCAGCACCAGATTCACCTGCCACAATCGAATCTTTTGCTAAAAGACACATCGCTTTTTTTGCCCATTCATCACCAATTACCACATAATAATCCACAGTATCTTTAATTATATTCCAGGAAAGATAACTTGGAATACCACAATTTAACCCAGACATAATGGAATCTGTTTTTCCACGACATGGAACTAAAATAGGGTCTTGATAATCCAAATCATTGTTATGGTGAATTAAAACATTATGTGTGATACAGTCGGCATCTTTTGGTTCAACAAGAATAAACTGAACATTGTTTGACCAAACTGTTTGATTTTTCAACATATGTAAATTATAAAGCAACCATAGTCCCGCCGTACCAGCTAATCCACCAACACCTGCTTGGATAAATAAATGGGTAATTGGATTTTTTGAGTCTTGTGAGTTTTTCATTTGTTCATTAATTTCTCTAAAAATTGTGCTATAACCAATTGTAATTTTTTTTGGAATATTTGTATATTCTTTCCACGAAGTATCCGAAACCAGTGTCCACCCATTTTTCATCGCTTCTTCTCTGACAATATCAATCGCATCATCATACGATCCTTTGACCGTGATAACTCTTGCTCCTAATTCTTCCATGGCTTTTTTTCGCACAGGTTTCATATTTGCGGGAACATAAATAACAGATTGAATTCCCAATTGATTTGCCACATATGCAACTCCCTTTCCATGATTTCCATCTGTCATTGTAGCCAACACATTTGGGATTGGATCTAAAGTAGCAATTGCATAAAAGGATCCCAATGGTTTAAATGACTTTAATCCAAGACGTTGTCCTTCATCCTTAATAAAAACAGTGCAATTTTTACCCATTTCCATTTCTAGATTTGACGCACGATATAATGGTGTTGGTTTAATATTTATATGAATTTGGGCACAGTTTTCCAATTTGCTTGTAAATTCTTGAAATATTTTATTTGTAGTTTGTGATAATCCAATACGTTTTTGAAGTGAATTATTTACACTAACAAAAAATGGATCAGGTACTGTTGTTTTTTTAATAAAATATGGTTTAGTTGGGCATCGTTTTGTCAATAAACGACATCCTGTTTCAGTTACAACAATACATTCTTCATGGACAATACTTTTACCATTACATTCAACAAAAGGTTCAATACAAAACACCATATTTTTTTCAATTATTGTGTGCTCATTATGTTTAATGGATGGCAATTCTGTTAAATTAATTCCTAAACTATGCCCAATTCGACCGTCTTTATATGATTTTTTAGAAATTTTAGGAATGCCATAATGAATAGCATGTTTTAATAAATAATTCACCATCACTGTCCATATTTCTGATATTTTCACACCAGGTCGAATAAATTCAATTGCTTTTTGTGTTGTATTCCATAAAAGTGTGTGAGTTTTTTGATAAAACTCAATGTTGTTAGTGTCGTTGTTATTAGGATCAATGATAATATAATTTCGATCAAAATCACAAAAATATTCATCATAAACTGCTCCAGTATCAATTACAAATATTTCGTCATGTTGGACTAGTTTATCAGTTGGACCATCTACGACCGATCCATATCCCTTATAACCACTTTTGCAAATCATATAACGTATAGAATCAACACCATGTTGAAGCAACAAGATTTTCATTTCTCGTGTGATATCGCGTTCGGTTAAGTAATTTGTATGTTTTTCTAATTTTTGGGATAACAGTTCAAAACAAGTTGACGTAATTTGACAACAACGTTCTATTTTGCCAATTTCATATTCTGATTTTACCAATCGAATCGATTGAATTTGTGTGGAAAGATCGATAAATTCAAGATTTAGTTTTTTTTGTATTTCCAATAAATGTTTCAATGGCATTCTTACATTGGATTCAATATTCATACATAACCCTAGTTTTCCATTTTTAAAAGGCATTAATCGTTTCAATAACAAACTAATACCATCATCTTTTAAGCAGGGAGCATTCCATGTATCAATTTGCGAAAGAAATGTTTTTTGGATAGTGTCTTCCATTAATGATGGTACTATGGCAATTTCACTGGTTTGTGTAATAAGTAAATAGATGGGTCGTGTTGGCGATTCCCAAAATTGAGATGTATAACCAGTGAAATAATAAAAATTGTCTCGATTGGTAAATAGAGTTATATTGACATTATTTATTTTCATATTGGTTCGTAATTTATGGAGTCTTTGTTCAAATTCAGAAATGGGAAAATGTCTTAACATAGATTAGATGATTTAATAAAAAGAAATTCTCTTTAATAAATTTTCAAATCAATGAAAAAAAAAGTGTTTAAACGAATAAATAATAAACATAATAAACATAATAAATATAAAAAACATAAATGTTTGGATATATAGATATTTACATGGCTAAAATAACATATGAAATGAAACTGGCCGAACAAATAAAACGTATTGAAAAATTAAAAAAATCATTAAAACTTACACATGATTTAATGGCAAAAATAAATGGTATATTAATGCCCACATTGGATAAAAACATGTCTTTGGTATCTTTGACCCTATAAATTCATATTGCTGTTATGTTAACTTGTATTGAATCGTTTTTTAAATTCATTATTTTTTTTGGATTTATGTTTGAATTATTTTTTATTTGTATTTTCATTTTTGTGAATAATTTATTTCCATAATATATATGAAACCAAAAATTAAATGTACTAAATATTTTTTTATCAGCATTATTATTATTATTTCTATTTATTTTTTGTATACATATCTGACAAAAAAAGAGCATTTTGAAGTTCAACCTTTATTATTAGATGGTATATATGCCATGCGAAAAACAAATGATAAATGGTGTTCCGATAACAATGGAAAAGTTAATTGTTATCGAAATAAGATTGGAAAATTGGAAAAATTCGAATTAACAAATATAGGAAATGGCATGATCCAATTAAAAGGTGGAAGAATTGGTAAAGTATGTCGTCTAAAATATGATCGAAACATAAAATCATATAACATGGTTTGTGATAAAGAAACTTCCAACTATAATCCAAAAACTGTATGGAAATTAGAACGAAAATCAGGTGGTAAATTTTATTTAAAATCATTGGACAAACTTGGACGATGTGGTGTATATCATAATAAACGGTTAATTTGTCAAAATGACGTGGCAAGTTTTTTTAAGAATGGTAATTTTAGAGGCAATGTAATTAATTGTCCAATAGGCAATTACAATAGTTCTGAATTAAATCGATTAGGATGGAATGATAAAATATCCAGTTTTGCTGTTCCTTCTGGATTAACAATAAAAATATATAAAAATCCTAATTTTGGTTCACTGATTGGTACATATATAGGACCTATGAAAATAGCATCATTAGGAGGAGATAATAACAAAATATCTTCAATTAAAGTTGGTTCAACTGGTGTACGACTATTTGATCAACATAATCAAAAAGGAAAAAATATTGCTCTTACGTATGGAAACTATGATCTTCCGAGATTAGAATTAATGGGAATGCCAAATGATAGAGTATCTTCAATTGATATACCATATGGGTTTAAAGTCACTTTGTATAAAGATGTTGGATACAAAAAATCCATGGGGAAATATACTGGACCAAATAAATTTAATTTAGGTGGATGGAAAGATGACAAATTGTCATCTATAAAAGTTCAAAGACATACTTCTAAAAAATGGAATGAATTTCAAATTCGATTAATTAGTTTACCAAAAAAAAAATTGAAACCAGCATGTCCAAATCCAAATTATGTAAATTTTAACCCAATGGCTTTTAAACGATCAAAATATAATCGTATTGCAACTAACAGAGATCTAAATCCAGGATGGAAATTGAAAAAATCTATATGTTCGTCTCCTTTTTTTTATCGACAAGCATATAATGCGAAATACGACAATCAACAATTTCATGATTTAATTATCAGTGCATTGAGTGGATCAGCAAATGATAAATCTCATGTATATGTACGAAAAGCCAATAAATTAAAAGGTCAATTGCGAAGAAAAATGGATTATATTTATAAAATCGCTTGTGAAATTAAGTATATTCGTGAAAAGGATTTTAATAAACATCAACAAATGAAACATAAACGAAATATGCCAAGCTGGTTTGGTTTAATTACAGAAATTGCTCGAAAAATCAGAAAATATGAAATAGAAGATTATAAAATATGTAAAAGATTTTATGAAGAAATCAACCAAGCTATGCATTTATCAAGACATATCATGGTGTTATATAATTCAGACGACTAAAAACACACAAAACACACATTGTGCTCTCTATGTTTTCATGTTTGTTTCGGTTTAGTGAATTGAATCAAACCAAACCAAAACTACATTCTAAAGGCCTTCGTCTTGACCTATTGTGTTTTTTTACAAACTACACAATGTTTTTATGTAAATGTTCCTTGCTCCATTCACATCTCTGTCCAAACATAACCCACAATTAGTACAATTGTACATTTTTGCTGAACCCAAATCATTCTTTAACTTCCCACATGAAGTGCATGTTTTTGATGTGTAACTCTCATTTACTATTAATAATTTTCTTTTGTATTTTTTACACTGGTACTTCATTTTTTCTTGGAATTTATAATGACTTAGATTTATCATCATTCTATTTGTTTTCTTTGATAATCTTCTTTTTTTTCTTTTTTTTGAGAGTAACTTTCGACTTACCATTTTCTGAGTTTCAAATGTTGGTAACACAATCACATTAAAATTTTTTACAAGGTAATTTGAGAGTTTCCATTGGAAATCATTCAAGATATTTTTAATTTTGGTTCTCAATTGAAAACATCGAAAATGTAGATTTCTTTTGGTTTTAAACTTTTTTATTTTTGTTTGAATCGATTTCAATAAATCGATTCTTTTGTTTATTTTATTAATTTCTGTTGATAGTCCATCTCCAAACTTTCCTATTATGCCATCTGGTGAATACATTGTTTGAAAACATCGAACACCCGGATCTAAAGAACAACATGTATAAGGAGCTTTTTTATAGCTATGTATTTTTTTTTTCGGAATTAAGATATACCAATTATAGGTATCTTTTAAAATAATACAATCACTTTCTATTTTGGCTTGGTGGTAATTTTTATAACGACGTCTGGTTCTTATTTTTGGTTTTTTCTTCAATCGTCTTTTAAAAATGTTTAACTGTTGGACAGCATGTTTATTGACAAAAAAAACCTGTTTATCATCTTTTTTTGTTTTATAATTCATGGAAAATCGTTGAATATGTCCATTTTTAAGATTTGAGATAGCTGATTTAATATTTCCAATGAGACTTTTAATAATTAATTGTCTTGTATCATATGGAATATCTTTCATCCATTTTTCTTGATCACTTAATTCTTTATCACTTTTCATCAACAATGGTCTTAATTTTGAAAGAGAGAGTGGAAAATTAATTTTTGGTTTGGATTTTTTATAATGTTTTTCACAATAAAGTTTATTATAAAGTGTGTTCTGGCATTCCAGACAACCCGTTTTTTTTGCTTTTTCGAATAAAGAATTCCATTCATTCTTAAGTTTTTCAACACCTTTGTTGTAAATATATCTGGAACATCCAAAACATTTTTGAAAGAGATCTTTTTGAATTTTATTTGGATAAATTCGAATCTTTCTGCAGTACCTTATATTTTCTGGCTCCATGGTATCTGGCAGTAAAAACGGTAACGATGGAAAGAAGGTCGTCAGCAAGTTCTTCTGAGGGAGATTTATCTTGGTCGTTGTTGAGAATGGTAAGTTTGGTATTGTACTTTTGACAGAGGTATTGGAACAGTTCGAAACCAAATCTGGTGAGGCGGTCTTTGTGGGCAACCACAACTTCGTTGACGCGTCCAGACAAGACTTTGTCCAAAAGGGCTTTAAGTCCTTTTCTTTTGAAATTAATTCCTGATGCAATGTCCGTAATGATTTCATAGTTTGGAAATTTTTTTTGTAAAAAAAGAATTTGTCTTTGAAGGTCATCTTTTTGTTTTGAGGAAGAAACTCTTGCATACAAGATAGAAGTTTTTTGGACTTTGAAATTCGGTTGATTGATTTTATATCGTCGATGACCTTTAGGTGTTTTGATATAATCAATTTTGTTGTTTTCAGCCCATCTTCGAAGAGTTTCTCTTCGAACATTAAAATGTTGAGCGGCTTGTTTTGGTGTAACATACATTATAAGATAATAAGATAAATAACGTTTAAGTAAAAAAGTTCTTTAAATGTGAATGTGTGTTTTGTTATGGTTTATGTGAACAGCAGATGTATACACTTCTTCTTACGAACCATGAACAAATAATAATTCATTATCTCCAAGATCAAGAGGGTTTAAACTTTAAAAACTCAAATTTATTCGAAATCTAAATTAAAACATTTTTAATTTATATTTTGAGTAAATTTAGATTACAAATAAATTTTTATATTTTAATAGAGTAAGAGTTAATGCAGACTTCAAAAATATATAAATTATCAAATTATTTTCAGAATTGGAATGAGCTTAAAAATGATCGGAATATATCTCCTTCATTAGATTTTGCACATACTGATAAATTCCAAATTAATGATAATTTTTATCAAACAATGTTTGAGTTTTACCAAAAATATAAAAATACAGCTCAATATGGACAACGCTCACTTACCATTCGAAACATTAAAGAAATTGAGAATTATTTGAGACATGTTTCAAATATAGAAGAATTTATTTCTGATAAACTTGGACAAGAATTTGTGTTGCATCCAATGAAATCAGAATTGTATCTATATAATTTAACACCACCATTAAATATTCAAAAAAATATTGATAATTGGCATTATGATTATATGCCTTTTGTATTGGTTTATATGATTGAAAAATCACACCAAACCAGTGGAAATTTAATTTTAAATATTAATGGTAATTTAAAAAAAATTAATTTAAGTGTTGGTGAAGGTATTTTTATGCAAGGATCACAAATTAAACATTTGGCAAAAAGATGTGTTGAAGGAAGTCGCACTACTTTGGTATTAAGTTTTATTCCAAAAAATATTTTGGTTCCGGATAATACTTACATTACAAAAAGTATGGAACCCTATCACAAAAATGAAAATTTATATGATCAATACCGAACTTACAAATTAAAAAGAATTGAAAAACTTAAAAACGGTCTTAAAAAATCAATGAGTGATGATAGTAACGACAATATTGATCGCGTAAAATATAAAGATGCTTTAGAAAGAGAAAAAATGTTTTAATGAAATAAGGAAAGGAGTCTTTAGTATGGTAAATATGAAGGAATTTTTTCGTCAATGTATTCTCTGCAAATTGGACATTTTAAATTAACATGATCAGAACATACAGAACAACAACATTGATGTCCACATGGATAAAACAAAATATTAATTTTATTTTGGTAACAAATTGTACAAGTGGATTTTGCCAATAAACTATGAATTTGATCTGATTTATTTAAAATCTCTTTTTTTAATTTAATAATGGTGACATTATGACTTGACTCAGATATTTGAAGAAATTTGTAACTATCTTCGATCAATTGATATAAATTTTTCGTAATGGCATTTTTCTTGTGCAATTCCGAAATGTAATTTGTTATTTGAGAATTTAAATTATCTATATCTTCTTGGTGATATTCCGATTTTTTTATTAACTCCTTGTGTTTTGCCAAGAGATTTGTATACTCATTGTATACTGTTTTATAATTTTTACATAATTTAATACACTTTTTATGCAACGATAGCATTGATTTTCCAACTATTTTATTAATGTCGTTTTTAGTATTAAAAATCAAAGCATCAATATTATTTTCTATATTTTTTAATTCCATTTTATAATAATTTTTATTTTTTTTTTTTATTTTTTTTACTTATTTGCTTAATTTATTTTAAATTTGATTTCAAAAATATGATTTAAAGATAAATTTAAATTACAAATCATGACAGAACATATTTCAACAGTTAACACAAATAGTGAAATGGAATTACCATCAGTTAATTCCGAACAAATACTTGATGAACAATTAAAAACAAAAAAATACGAAATGCGAGAATATGAATCATTTGACGATATGAATTTAAATGAAAAATTATTACGAGGTGTATATGCACATGGTTTTGAAAAACCATCAAGTATTCAAACAAGGGGTATAGTCCCATTATCGCTAGGATATGACATTATAGCCCAATCACAATCAGGAACAGGTAAAACAGCTACATTTTTATTAGGATCTTTAAATCAGATTGATGTAAATTTAAAAAAACCACAGACACTGGTTTTGGCTCCTGGTCGGGAATTGGCAAGACAAATTTACAGAGTAATGAAGGCTCTTGGTAATTACATGGGAATTTCATCTGCTTTAATTATTGGAGGAACTCGTGTAGATGATAATTTTAAAATTTTAGATAAAGGTGCTCAATATGTTGTGGGAACACCAGGACGTGTCTATGATATGATAAAGCGATATGCTTTGAAGATTGATAAAATCAAGTCATTTATAATGGATGAAGCAGATGAAATGTTATCACGTGGTTTTAAAGACCAGATTTACGATATTTTTCAATATATTCCTCCAAAATCCCAAGTGTGTCTTTTTAGTGCGACTATGTCTCCAGCAGCACTTGAAATGACTGAAAATTTTATGACAAATCCAGTTAAAATTTTAGTTAAAAAAGAGGAATTAACGTTGGAAGGAATTAAACAATATTATTTGGGTGTAGAACAGGAAAATTGGAAGATTGCGACATTAATTGATTTATATGATAAATTATCTATTTCACAATCGATCATTTTTGCAAATTCACGACGAAAAGCAGAATATATTAAAGAGCAATTGGCAGCGAAAAATTTCACGGTTCATTGCATTCATGGAGAAATGCCGCAACCTGAACGAAATAAGATTATGGATGATTTCCGTTCAGGAAATTTGCGAATATTGATTAGTACAGATATTATTGCTCGTGGTATTGATGTACAATCAGTATCTATTGTTATTAATTATGATATTCCACGATATCGTGAAGTATATATTCACCGAATTGGACGAAGTGGGCGTTATGGTAAAAAGGGTATTGCTATTAATTTTGTGACTGAAAAGGAATATGAGGTATTGAAGGGTATTATTGAATTTTATGATTCTGAGATTGAACCAATTCCACCAGATATTAAAGATTTAATCAATTAATATTTATGAAAAACAGTATCTTTATTAAATAATGTAAAAAAAGAAAATCTTGGGTAATTAAAAAATTAAAAATTTTATTTTTTAATTTTGAAATTATTTTAAATTTATTTTTAATTTGTTTTTAATTTATTTTAAATTATTTTTAATTTATTTTTTAATTTATTATAAATTATTTTTTTTTGACATATAAAAACAACAATAAAAATATTTAAATAATAAAACACCAAACAATTATGACATTGCAACAATACAGACATCATCTTCATAGTATTCCAGAACTTTATTTTCAAGAACATAAAACATCTATTTTTATTGCCAAAACATTAACTGATTTTGGACTAGATTATGTTCATACTGGAATTATTAAAACTGGCGTAATTGGTATTTTAAAATCAGGAAAGAGCGATTTACCCAATATCGCAATTCGTGCCGAGATGGATGGTTTACCTATTTGTGAAAAATCACAATTAAAATATAAATCTACTCATGAAGGTTTAATGCATGCTTGTGGACACGATGGACACATGGCAATTGTTCTTGGAATTGCAAAATACTTTTCACAACATCGTAATGAATTCCAAGGAACACTTTATTTTCTTTTTACACCAGCTGAAGAAGAAGGTGCTGGTTGCCAATATTTATTAGAGGATCCAATTTTCCAATCATTAAATATACAAGAAGTTTATGCTCTTCATAATTGGCCTGAATTCAAAGTTGGCCAGATTGGTATAGCAGAAGGAGCCATTATGAGTGGAGACAATGAATTTACAGTCACAATTATTGGAAAAGGAGGTCATGCTGCAATGCCACAAAATTCCATAAACCCTCTTTTATATATTAATCAAATTACTTCTGATATTGAAAAAATTCAAATTGAATTTTCAAATCAAGTGGTTTTAACACCAACACAAATTTTATGTGACAACGCAATTAATGTAATTCCAAATGAAATTTCCATCAAGGGAACGTTTCGTTATTCATCCATCGAAACCGAAAAAAAAATAATTGATAAATTAAATTGTTTGGGTAATAATATTAATAACAAAATTAGTGTGAAGACGACTGTTAAGCATGGCTACATTCCAACAATTAATGATATTCAATGTGCCAAATTCTGTAAAAAAATTGTTCAAAATAAAATGCCATCATGCAAATTAATTGATGTACAAAAACCAAGTATGGCTTCAGAAGATTTTGGATACTTATTGCAAAATATAAAAGGATGTTATGTTTGGTTAGGATCAAATAGTCCATTGACACCACATAAACTTCATACAAATAAATTTAATTTCAATGACCAATTATTGGATATAGGATTTAAATATTTTCAACAAATAATTTTTGAAAAATTGAAACCAAAAATTCAACCAAAATTAATACCACCATCTTTTTCGTTAAAATTTGATGAAAATAAATGTTTTTTGGGTTTTATAGAATTGGCAACTGATTACACCCTTGATATGGAAATTAGTGGTATTTTGGGGCAAATTCCAGAAGTTGGATGGCGCGTTAAAAAACTTCCATTGTTAAAAAAAAATAATATTGATTCAAACACATTTAATATATTATTAGACAAACTACAACATACTGCCACTGGATTTTCATCAAATGATGAAATATCATACGGTAGTTTATCAAGTATTTCATTGGCGTGTACATCCATGTCATTTTTATTGGATCCCATTCAAATTACACAAAAAATTCAAAATGGGTATGGTTCACAAATTATAACAAATACCACAACTGAATCTATTTTTCAAGCATTGGACAAAATAAATAATAACAAACAAACCAATCAACAAACCAATCAACTTAATAAAAAAAATATAACGGTATCTTTATTGTCACCATATTTAACCAGTGTCCATACAACATATAAAAATGCTTTATTGGATTTAGGATATCAAATAAAAATAGAACATAACTTGGGAATTGACAATGATTCTCTGGTGTCCTCTATTTCTTTGACAAGTATCGAACAAATAATTGATTCAATGATGACACAACAAGGACAACCATGTGATGTGTTTTTGATTGTTTGCTCAGCGTTCAACATTACAAAATTTGGATTTTTAGAACGATTGGAAAAAAAATATCCAACTACATGGTTTATTACATCAAATCAGGCATTATTGTGGTATACACTTCAAAAGTCTTTACCATCCATTTTAAATCACAAAATAAAAAATATTGTAGGATATGGAAAATTATTTTCATGAACCAAATTTTTGACGTAATTTTACGTAAAGGTTACAAAATATAGTAATAAATCAATTACAATTACAAATTTTACAACTGGATAGATCACCAATCATCGTCTCTGATAAATCCACTACAATCCATTTCTTGATACATTTTCACAGCATCCAGTGTGGGTCCATCAAGAATTTTAGACACCGCGCGAAATTCTATTGCTCGTTTGATTGGTTCTATACAAGAATGGGCACATGTATTGATCACTACAAATTTACAATCTGGCATATTCGTAGACCATCCATTTTGATAACAATGCCAAATTTCTCCAGGTC